ACTCAAATAATTTAACCGTTGCAGCTAATGGATCAGAAAAAATTCATGGTTCTACAGATGATTTAACGGTTGCAACAGAAAGAGCGGCATTCACTTTAGTATTTACTGATAGTACACAAGGCTGGCTCCTAACGAATAACTAAGGAGATAAATGGCTAACTATAAAGATTTACACGGTTTTCAAATTAAACACCGTTCTAGTGATCCACCTTCTCCAATTGAAGGGGAGATTTGGTATAATACTACTACTAAGACTTTAAAAGTAGCACCTAAATTAGCTGCTTGGGCTTCTGGACCTAATATAAATAATATAGCTTCACAAAGAGAGGCAGCTTCACCTATGAGTAATGCAAATGCAGCTATTTTAGCAGGTGGTTATGGGGCTCCTGCTCTTCCTGCAGGAATGACTAATACAGAAACATGGGATGGATCATCTTGGACTGCGGCTCCTTCATTTGGCACTGGAAGAAGAGCATTTGGTAGTTCTTCCCAAACAGCTACAGCTTCTGTTGCTTTTGGAGGAAATCCTGTAGCAATAGCGGATACTGAGGAATGGAATGGTTCATCATGGGCCGAACAAAATAATTTATCAACAGGTAGACAGTATTGTGCAGGCTTTGGAAGTCAAACTTCAGCTGTTGCTACTGGTGGTTATACACCATCAACAAATGGTGGACGAAATCTTGTTGAAGAATATGATGGAACTAGTTGGACTGCAGGTGGAACTTTTCCCGCTAGTATTTATGGAGCAAAAGGTCAAGGAGCAAGTGGAACTGCAGGATTTGTTATTGCTGGAGAAAGTAATCCTAATCCAGCTAAAAGTTATGATGGAACAAGTTGGACAGATGGAGCAGCACTAAATACTGTTAGGGGCGGTATGGGTTTATCTGGAACAAGCACAGATGCTTTAGCTTTTGGTGGTAGTTCACCTCCTCCAGCTCAACATAACGAAGTTGAAAATTATGATGGAAGTTCATGGACAGCAAATCCAGCAACTTTAGGTACTGCAATTAGTGGTGTAGCTGGTTTTGGTAGTTCAACAAGTGCAATAAGAGCAGCTGGTGGAAACCCAAGTTTTGTAGCAGCAACAGAAGAATTTTCTTTAGCAGCAAGAACAAAAACGGTAGATACATCATAATGACAGATTATAAAGCAATATTTGGAAAGAAGATTAAGTTTTTAACTTCTGATTTATCTGGTTCTGAAGGTGAAGGTGAAATTTTTTATAGTGACACTGATAGTCAATTTAAAGTAGGAGCTGCTTCGGGTGCATGGTCAGCTGGTTCACCTATAAATACTACTAGAGGTTCGTTAGGTGCTACTGGAACTCAAACAGCAGGTATAATTTATGGAGGAAGAGTTGGTGCTCCAGATGCTGCAGTAGCTAACACAGAAGAATATAATGGATCTGGTTGGGCTAACGGTGGAGATTTAAATCAAGCAAGACGATCTATAGGTAGTGCTGGCACACAAACAGCCGCATTAGCAGTAGGTGGTGCCCCTCCTGATGCTAGAGATGAATCTGAAGAATATGATGGTACATCTTGGACAGAAGGAAATGATTTAAATTCAGGCAGACATTCAGGATCAGGCACAGGAATACAAACTGCAGCTTTAATGATGACTGGTTCTGACGGGACCACGAGAGCCTATGTAGAGTCTTATGATGGTACAAGTTGGACAGAAATAGCAGATGTTAATACTGGAAGATATGGATCAGCTGGTGCTGGAACACAAACAGCTGCATTAGTTATTGGAGGAGATCCTCATAATGGTGAAACAGAAGAATGGAATGGTACTAGTTGGACAGAAAGTGGAGATTTAAATACTGGAAGAAAAAATATAGGAACTGGAACAGGATCACAAACTGCAGCTATAGTTACAGGTGGGACTGCATCACCTGGAATAATTAATGTTTGTGAAACATATGATGGTACATCATGGACAGAAGTAGCAGATTTAGGAACTACGAGATATCTCATGGGGTCTGGTGGAACAACAACAGCTGCTTTTGGAGCAGGTGGATACTTACCTTCAGGAAAAAGTAATCACACAGAAGAATGGAATTATACAGCTATGACTGTCGCAGCAGCAGCTTGGTCTAGTGGTGGAGCTATAAATACAGCAAGAGATAGAGGTGGAGGCGATGGGACACAAACAGCTGCGTTATTAGCAGGTGGTCATATAAGTGCAGCTTCAGCATTATCAGAAGAATATGATGGTACTAGTTGGACTGAAGGAAATGATTTAGGAACTGCTAGATACTCTGGAGCTTGTATGGGAACTCAAACAGCAGCTTTATTTGGAGCTGGATCCAGCCATCCAGCTGTATACAATCCAACTGTGTCAGAAGAATATAATGGTACTAGTTGGGCTGAAGGAAATAATTTAGGAACTGGAAGATATGGAATAACGGGAGCAGGAACTCAAACAGCAGGAATTGCTTTTGGTGGTACATTTTATCCTCCAACTTCAGTTAGATATGCTAATACTGAACACTATGATGGAACTAGTTGGACAGAAGGACCAGATTTAAATACAGCTGGAGGGTATTCAATGGGCTTTGGGACTCAAACAGCAGCAGTATCTGCTGGACGTATGGTAGCACCCCCTTCACCTAACGAAAGAGGTAATGTAGAAGAATATGATGGTTCTAGTTGGACTGAAGTAAATGATACCCCTGCCGTTTGGATTAAAGCTGGAGCTACTGGAACTTTAACTGCTGGAATGGTTGTAGGTAAAGGAGGAGCTTCTGGTGGAGCAACTACTGTTATTGGGTATGATGGAACTAATTGGTCTACAAGACCATCTTTAGCAGGTGGCCGACAAAATAATTATGCTACTGGTGGTCCATCTAAAGCGGCTATTACAACAGCGGGTCATGATGGATCAAGTGATATTAATACTACAGAAATATACAGTGAAGATACAACATCATTAAATTTAAAGACTATAACTGATAGTTGATTTATGATATTATTAATATATAAAGTAAAAAAGGAGGATTAATATGGCACTATTTTTATATGGCGTAGCAGCAAACACTGGTAAAGGATTCTTTACTCATGAAGACAGAAGAAACTTTTTTCTAAGAGGTTACTCTGGTCATGATGGATCTAACTATGTTGACTGCTGGGTTATTGGATACAATGAAAAAGGCGCATTTTGGTTAGCTGATAGAAACGGCACTGAAAAAACTAAATCAGAATTACAAGCTTTAGTTAAAGCATCTGATGATCTTGCACGAACAGCTTGGGACAATAACAATGTTGATGGTGAATCAGCAGATGATAAAATTGCAAGAATTGGTGCAAAGCCAGGTTTCGTTACAATCCCCTAAAGGAATTTAAATGGCAGACTACACTGAATTAAAAGGTCTTAAAGTTAAGTACCTTTCCGATGATCCATCACCTGGAACAGAGGGAGATGTTTGGTACAATACAGAAGGAAAATTAAAAGCGTATATAGCAACTTCTGCATGGTCAGCTGGTGCAAATTTAGGAACTGCAAGATATTTTACTAGTACTTCAGGAACTCAAACAGCTGCTTTTGCAGCATCTGGAGGATTTGCTGATCCATTTTCACAGCATCCTGGAACTGAAGAATATAATGGATCAGGATGGAGTGTTGGTGGTAATGTTGGAACTGCTAGATATGCGGGTGGAGCTGCAGGAACTTTAGCTGCTGGACTATTTTATGGTGGAAGAGGGGGAAGTAATTATATTGATAATACAGAAACATATGATGGCTCTAGTTGGACAGAAGTTGGAGATTTAAATACTGGAAGATCAAATGTATGTGGTGGAGGAACACAAACTGCAGCAGTAGCTTTTAGTGGTAGAACTCCTCCTGGAAATAATTCTGCTTCTACTGAAGAATATGATGGTAGTTCATGGACAGCAGGAAACGACATGAATACTGCTAGAAGACTTATAACTGCTGGCTCGGGTTTTGGAACTCAGACTGCAGGTTTAGCTGTTAATGGTTTTGTTTCTGCTAAAGATACTTCTGTAGAAGAATATAATGGAACATCATGGTCAGAAGTAAATAGTACAAATACATCACGTTATTCCGCAGGACTTTCAGGAATACAAACAAATGCAATTTATTTTGGAGGACAAAAGAGTCCAGGTAGTGCAACAGAGACAGAATCGTATGATGGTACAAGTTGGACAGAAACAAGTGATTTAGGAACTGGAAGAGAAGGTCTATCTGGATCAGGCACCGCAGTAGCAGGTTTAGCTACAGCTGGTTATGTAGCTCCAGCAGTTAAGGCAAACACAGAAGAATTTCATATTACACACTCAGTAGTCACTGCTGGTGCATGGGCTAGTGGTACAAATTTACCTTCTGTTGTATATAGAAATGCAGCATTTGGAACTTTAACAGCTGGTGCAAGTGTTGGAGGATCAGTAAATACACCTGGTGCTCAACCATCTACAACTACAACTAATGAATATGATGGAACAACATGGACTGAAGGTGGTGATTTAAATTTAGCACGAAGATTATTAGCTGCATGTGGACCTCAAACTGCTGCCGTAGCATTCGGTGGAAGTCATGGTTCAGATGATGCTAATCGTTCAGATGATACAGAAGAATATAATGGTTCTTCATGGACTGAAACTGGTAACTTACCTGCGGCCGTAGCTGCTGGAGCAGGAGCAGGTGTTCAGACAGCTGCTTTTCATGCTGGTGGTATTACAGCTACAGCTAACACAAATGTAACATCAGAATATGATGGTTCAAGTTGGACAGCTGGAGGAGCTTTAAATACTACAAGAAGAGCTACCCAAGGTTCTGGAACTTTAACAGCTGGACTAGTTGTTGGAGGAGAAACAGCACCTGATACTCAACTTACAAGTAGTGAAGAATATGATGGCTCAAGCTGGACTTCAGGAAATTCATGTATTCAAAAATTTGGATCTGGAGCAGTTGCAGGAACTCAAACAGCTAGTATGAAATTTGCTGGAAGAGAACCTAATAATTTAACTTCATCGGAAAATTATGATGGCACAAATTGGTCAACTAACCCTAATATGGCAGCAGGGAGACATTACGGTGGAGGAACTGGTGTACAAACTTCAGCATTTCTTGCAGGAGGAGATGGTACTTCTTTAGTAAACACAACAGAAGAATTTACAGGAGAAACAGCGACAGATACAGCATCAACTATTGACTTTGATTAATTAATAAGTATATTAGAAATAACGAAAGGATTTTTATGACAGATAAAAGAAATATAAAAGCGTTAATAGAAAAAGAAGCACCAAACTTAAATAATTTATTAGACCCAGAAGAGGTTAAAATATTTAAAGGTTTAACAGAAGAGCTTAGAGATACCTGGACCAAGAAACAAATGTTTAGAACGGAGACTGAGATGCAGTTTTCTGTTTTAAATGATGCAAAATACCCAACGAAGGCTGCTAAATACTGGCAGTGTGTTAGAGAGCAAAATGTATTCTTAGAAAATTTAATGCAGTTATCTTTTGATTATAGAAGAGCAGAAGTTAAACAAAAAAGAATACAAGAGAAATTAGAAAAAGAAGAAGATCCATTAAAAAAAGAATTGCTACAAATAGATATAGATGAAAAGACATATCAGAAAGCAAGCATGCAGTTGGTCGCAAGAGACAGGATGAGAGAAATAAAGACTTGGTCTAAATTTAAAAAGAAATTTGATGATGGTTCATTTGATACTAAAAATGTAAATACTCACCAGTTAAATTCTTATCATTTAACCATGAAAAATAAAGCAGAGACATTAACATCGGGCTCATCGCAACCAGAAGTATTTAATGTGTTAGGTCAATTGCAATCGATTGAAAGAATTAAGAAAGATTTACAAATAGAGAATAAAAAGAAAGAAAATGCAAAACTGGAATTCGAAAAAAATTCAATCGGACAACAGAGTTAAAAAACTTTTCTTTTTAGTTGCTATGCCAAGATCGGGTAATACGATGTTTGCATCTATTATGAATCAAAATTCTAATATAGCATGTACTCCTAATTCTATTACATTGGAGATTATGAAAGATTTATTTTTATTAAAAGGAACAGATGTCTTTCAAAACTATCCAGATTATCAATCCTTAGACAATGTATTAGATTCTGTTTATGTAAATTATTATAAAAATTGGCCACAGAAATATATTATAGATCGTGGTCCTGTAATGACTAAAGGTAATTTTCAATTAATGCAAAAACATTTTAAAAAACCTTTTAAGTGTGTAGTAATACTTAGAGATTTAATGGAGGTATTAGCTAGTTATATGAAATGGTATACAGAAAACCCTGATGCATTTGTTAATAGATATGGTTGTAAAAATGACGATGAAAAATTAGGTATGGTTATGAATAGTAAAGGGGCTGTTGCCAAAGATTTAGAAGCTATACAGAATGCTTTTAACTATCCAGAGATATGTCATTTTATGAAGTATGATGATTTAGTACAAAACCCTGAAGAAGAAATAAATAAAGTGTATACTTTCTTTAACATACCTTATTTTAAACATAGATTTTTTGATCTAGATCAAGTTCAAGTTAATGGAATGGGGTATAATGATAGAATTGTTGGCAAAAATATGCATACTATACGGAATGAAATTAAGAAAGAATACAACCCCTACATTGAAAGAATACCAAAAAGAATAAGAGAAAAATATGAGCACATTAAATTTTAATTTTATATTTTTAGGACAATCGGTTTTAAGATACGAAGTTCCTTTAGATGTATATAATATTATTAATCATATTTATGAAACAAGACGACATGAACTACCTAAAGCTAATCCACAATTAGTAGGTAAAATTGTAAATGAGCATTCTTTATTTTTTGATGGACCACCTAATAACAAAATGCATCCACATAATTTTTTACCAGAAAATGTTAGACAATGGTTTTATATGGTTATGAAACATTATTTAGATTGGAATAAAATTAAAGAATATAAAATGCATATTAATTCTGTATGGGTGAATGAAATGAAAGTTAATGAATACAACCCTGTGCATATTCATCAAGGATCATTATACACAGGGCTATCTTCAGTTATGATTTTAAAATTACCTCAAGACACTGGTGTTGAGTATTCAGCGGTTGGAAAACCTATGAATGGACAATTACAAATATTAGGAAATTCATCAGGACAATTTGCAAATGTTGATTATGGTCCTATTTTAAAAGAAAGATCTTTATTTATATTTCCATATGATATGAGGCATTGTGTTTATCCTTTTAATGGAAATGGTTTTAGAAGAACTTTAGCTTGTAATTGTGATGTAGATTATAATCCAGTAATTAATAGAAGTGCCTCATGATTATAACAGAACCTAAATGGAAAAGTTGGATAGTTGAGACTAGAGAACCTTTGTTTACACCCGATCAATGTAGACAGGTTATAGAATGTGGGCATAGACAGAAACCACAAAAAGCACAAGTTGGAATGGGAAGGCCAGGTGGTGGAACAGATACTAAAAAAAGAGTGACTACTATTGGGTGGATTCCTTTTAAAGATATGCCAGAAATGTATGATCATATAAATAAATTTATTCAAAAATGTAATAGAAATCATTTTGGATTTGAAAATATACAAATAACAGAACAGGCTCAGTTTACAGAATATCCTGAAGGAGGATTCTATGATTGGCATATGGATACAGATGTTAATATGACCCATGAACCGCCTGTTAGAAAAATATCTATGACTTGTTTATTATCTCCTGAGAGTCACTTTGAAGGTGGAGAACTAGAATTAATGGCTAAAGGTAAAAGAGCTAAAATGAAACAAGGACATGCAATTATATTTGCATCATTTTTAAATCATAGAGTAGCACCTGTAACTCGTGGTGTAAGACAATCACTCGTTATGTGGTTTGGTGGGAAACCTTTTAAATGATTAAAGAATATTTATTCCCAACCATTATTTATATTAAAGATTTACCTAACGCCAATGAATTAAATTCGTATTTAGAAAAACATATTGTTGAATGGAGTAATCAAGATAAAGGTGTTAGTAAGACTAATGTTAATGGTTGGCATTCACAAACTGATATGAATCATAAAAAAGAATATGAACCTTTAATTAGAGAATTATTTCAAATGCAAAATGAAATTGTTAAAGAAGAACATTTAGATATGGAGCCTAGGCTAGGAAATATGTGGGCTAACATTAATCCACCTGGTGGGTATAACAATAATCACATACATCCTAATTCATTATTTTCTGGTGCTTATTATGTAAAAGCAAAACCTAATTCTGGTAGATTAGCATTAATGGATCCAAGACCAGGAGTACAACAAATAATGCCAACAAGAAAACCAGGTAAAATGCCTAGAGAATTGTGGAGGGATGCCTATTATGATGCCGTACCTGGAAGACTTATAATGTTTCCCTCGTGGTTATGGCATAAAGTAGAACTTAATCAAAGTAATGATGTAAGAATATCAGTGTCTTTTAATTTTATAATATAATGAATTTTCAAGAACAAAAATATCAAGTTATCGAAGGGGCAATCTCTTACGAACTAGCTAATTTTATATTTAACTATTTTTTACTTAAACGAGATGCAGTTAAGTGGATGTATCAAAATAACATAACTTATGACACAGGTTTATTAGGAACATGGACCGATAAACAAATTCCAAATACTTTCTCTTGCTATGCTGACCCTGTAATGGAGACTCTTTTAATGAAAGTAAGACCAAAGATGCAGCAAGAAACAGGGCTTCAATTAATACCTACTTATTCTTACGCTAGATTATATAAAAAAGGAGATATTTTAAAACGTCATAAAGATAGACCTAGTTGTGAGATATCTTGCACCCTTAACTTAGGAGGTGATCCTTGGCCTATATTTATAGATGGTACAGGGGCTGACACAGTCATAGATGAATATAAAAATATACATAAACCCAATGCTCCAGAAGGCACTAAAGTCTTGCTTGAAGTAGGAGATATGCTAGTATATAGTGGATGTAAATTAGAGCATTGGAGAGAACCTCTTGAAGGAGATGTTTGTGGACAAGTATTCCTTCATTATAACCATGTAAATGGTCCTTTTGCTGATAAGAATAGGTTCGACAAAAGGCCGATGTTAGGTGTTCCACCAATAAGGAGCACATAATATGATGGAGTTATATGCTACAAAAATTAAGATTTGACCCAGGATTCAATAAACAAGTCACAGCCACAGGTGGTGAAGGCCAATGGGTTAGTGGTGATTATGTTCGTTTCAGATATCAATCTCCAGAAAAAATAGGTGGTTGGGCTCAATTAGGAGATATAACTTTAACTGGTAGAAACACAGCTTTACACCATTTTGTTAATGCAGCTGGTATTAAATACGCTGCATTGGGTACAAATAGAATGTTATATGTATATTCTGGAGGAGCTTTTTATGACATTACCCCTATTAAATCTACAACAACTTTAACAAGTGCTTTTACAACAACACAAAGCGATGCAACTGTTACGTTAACTTTTTCATCTGATCACAATATATCTAAATATGACATTATTCGTTTAGATAATTTTACAGCTATTACTGACTCTGATTTTAGTTCTGGTGATTTTGATGATACAAATTTCATGGTAACAACGGTTCCAACTTCTACAACACTAACAATTGAAATGGGGTCAGCGGAATCTGGTTCAGGAGCTAGTACTTCTGGTGGAATAAGAGTTCAACATTATTATTCAATTGGTCCTGCAGTTGAGGCGTCAGCCGCTGGTTGGGGTCTTGGATTATGGGGTGGTACTGTAGCTGGAGAAGTTTTTGATACTTTAGATGGAGCATTAACTTCAGGTTCATCAAGTATTGTTTTAGATGATTCATCAGGTTTTCCTGCTTCAGGAACAGTTTTAATAGATAATGAAAGAATTGCTTATACATCAAACACTTCTGGTACAGGAACTTTATCAGGTTTAACAAGAGGATCAGACAACACAACAGCTGCATCACATAGTGATGGAGCAACAGTAACCGATGCTTCTGAATATACTAAATGGGGTGCATCGCAAACAGGTGACATTGTAACAGCTCCAGGACTTTGGTCCTTGGACAATTATGGAAATAAATTGATTGCAACTATCGTTGATGGTGCAACTTTTGAATGGGATTCAGATGCATCTGGTGCAACATCTACAAGAGCAACTATTATTGCCAATGCACCAACAGCATCAGTACAAACTTTAGTATCTACACCTGATAGACACTTAGTATTTTTTGGAACAGAAACAACAATTGGAACAACATCTACTCAAGATGATATGTACATTAGATGGTCGGATCAAGAATCAATTAATGCCACAACTTCTTATGCACCTTCCGCAACCAATACCGCTGGTACACAAAGACTGGCCGACGGAACACGGATCGTGGGAGCTATAAGAGGTCGGGATGCAATCTATGTTTGGACTGATACTTCTTTATTTATTATGAGATTTGTTGGTGCTCCATTTACTTTCTCATTTCAACAAGTTGGAACTAACTGTGGATTAATTGGAAAACATGCAGCCGTTGAGGTTGATGGATCAGCTTACTGGATGTCAGAAAATGGTTTCTTTAGATACACTGGTAAACTAGAATCTTTATCATGTTTAGTTGAAGACTATGTTTACGATGATATTAACACCGTTCCTAAAAACCATATTTACGCAGGATTAAATAACTTGTTTGGTGAAGTTACTTGGTTCTATCCAGGAAGTGGTGCTGCATCTAATAATAGATCAGTAACTTATAACTTTATGGATTCATCACCAGAGAGACCAGTATGGACTACAAGTTCTTTAGCTAGATCTTCTTGGTTTGATTCATCTATATTTGGAAAACCACATGGTACTGAATATGACTCATCTGCTACAAGTGATGCAACAGTTGGAAATACTGATGGTGTTACAGTTTACTTTGAACACGAAACAGGACAAGATCAAATTAAAGGTGGAGCAAGAAGTGCTATTGCAGCAAGTATTCAATCAGGAGATTTTGATATATCAGCAACACAGGGTGGAGGAGCAGACTTAAGGGGTGATGGTGAATACATGATGAAAATTAGAAGAGTGCTTCCAGACTTTTTATCACAAACTGGAGATGCGAGAGTTACATTAAACTTAAAAAATTATCCAACAGATTCAGAAGCAAGTTCTTCATTAGGTCCCTTTACATCTACAACAAGTACGGATAAAATAGATACAAGAGCTAGAGCAAGAGCGATAGCTTTAAAAATAGATAACACAGGACAGAAACAACATTGGAAGCTTGGAACTTTTAGATTAGATATACAAGCGGATGGAAGAAGATGATTGATAAAAGCGTAAGACAATATTATGCCAATGGGCAATTAGTTAAACCAACTAGACATGGTTTAAGACCAGGTTATAGAGGAAAAGATAGACACCCTCATCCAGGAATTGCTTCAACTTATTCAGCACCTGCACCAACAAGTGGCGGTAATCAAAATACTGGAAAAGAAAAAGATAGTCACCCTCATCCAGGAATTGCTTCAACTTATTCAGCACCTGCACCAGCACCAGCACCAGCACCAGATTATTCTTCACTAGATAACGAAGAACAACAAGCAGTAGATAGAGGCGAACCTACAGCACAAATGACGCCAAAAGAAAGAAATGAACAAGGCCATGGTCCAGGTGGAACAAACAATCAAGATTATAAACAAAAACAATATGAAATAACTGGGGACATTGATGAACTTCATATAGATTCTACAGGTTTTGATGATAGCCCTAAAGTAAACGTAGCAGACATACATGGTGAATGGGATGATCCAGATTCTGTTTCTTGGGATCCTACTTACAATCCAGTAAAACAAGCTGAAGCTACAAGAAAAGCAATAGCAGAATACAAACCCCCCTTTTTTGATACTGGTCCAGGAAAATTTTTGAAAAATGTAGGGTTAGGTATTGTAGCTCCACAATTACTTGCTGCTACACCACTTGCTAAACCTTATTCGATGTGGAGGACAGCTAACACTGTATCTAATTTAGCAGAAAGATTTGGATTTAATAAACCAAAAGATGTTATGCAAACTTTAACAAGTAATTTGACAACACCAAATAAGACAGGAATTACAACTTTACCTCCTCCTAGGGAAGGTGAAGGTAAAGAACAATATAAAAAAGAATTTACTACGACGGCACCTAAAGATGTAATAACTGCACCTAAAGATGTAATAACTGAAAGTGTTCAAAAATTTTCACCAAAACAATTAGATCTTTTACAACAAAGATATGCTGAATTAAACAAAGTAATAGAATCAGGTGAATACATGGGACAAAAATTAAACAATAATCAATTAGCTACACTTACACAAACTAGTAACCAAATGAAAGATTTCTTAGTAAGTGAAGTTGGGGGAATGAGGCTAACATAATGGCTAGAATAGTACAATCATTAACACAACCTTTAGAAAAATACGATCAACAGATTCAACAATCATTTGTTAGAGACGTTGATAGTATAGTACAAAAATTAAACACTTCTTTTCAACAGGATTTGAAAGAAGAAGCAGAGGCGGAGGCTTATTTCTTTGGCTAATACATTTGTAAACAAAAAAGTAGATTTAACGAGTACTAGTGCTACTACATTATATACAGTACCATCGGCTACAACAGCTGTTGTAAAATCAATAATAGTATCTGAAGATTCAGGTAATGCTGATACTATAACAGTGACTATAACCGATACAGATGACGCTGTTTTTAGCCTTTTTAACGTTAAAGCGATCTCAGCCAGTGGAACATCAGAACTGCTTTCAGCACCACTAGTCGTCGCCGAGAGCGAAGTAATTAAAGTAACCGCAGCAACAGCTAATAGACTACATGTAGTCTTATCTGCGCTTGAAATTAAACCTAGAACAGTAACATCATAGGCTTGATTTATATGAGAAAAACAAGTATTATTATAAACCAGGTGAAAATCCTGCCTTTAAAAATTAACACATAAAAATTATGGCTATAGATAGAACAGGAATATCATCATTACAATCAGGTGCAGGAGAAATTACCTATTCAGGTAATCAAGGACCTAAATCTCCAGACCAACAATTAATGGCTCAAGCCGATCCTATGTTAGTAAATGAATATAAAAAATACGTTTTTGAAATGGAAGAACAAGGACAAACACCGATATCATTTAAAGAATTTGTTCGACAAGTTATGTCAGGTATGGCTCAAGGTGGAAGAGCTGGTTATCAAGGTGGTGGCGACGCAGGACCAATGGGTAATCCAGCAGTTATGGAAGAAATAGAAGACGCGAGAGAATTTAGAATTGCAAATCCTAATGTAGAAGATATTGCAGATTACAAAGGTTATTATGAGAGATTAAAAAAATTAGAACAACTAAGAAAGTTATTTAAGGGTATGAAACCTATGTCAGGAGCAATGGGACCTCCTGTTTATAGTGAACAAGATTATCCACAGTTTAGACCTGGGATGCCTTTTTATCAGATGCCTGAATTAAATACAGGAGATTATGCTTACGGCGGAACAGCGAAACCTACATACACGCAATCAAGAAAACAACAATTAGCTGGTGGTGGTATTGCAGGACTTAAACAAATAGGTAAACCAGGAGGTAGAGTTGAACCTGGTATAATGAAATATGGTGCGTGGGATTGGATAAAAGAAAAAGCTGGAGATGTTAAAGACAAAATATTTGATGATTTAATTCCAAATGAAATTAAAGAGAATCCTATGTTATCAGCAGCGATAGCTGGTGGTGCTATTAATCAATGGGGACTTCCAGATGTTCTTACTGAATCTTTAGGAATGGGCCCAGATGTGGGACAGAACTGGATAGGAAATTTATTAGGAGGAAGTGATGCAGTAATAGGTGGAGATAGACCTGAAGGACAAGCTTCTCTTGGTGAATATTTAACTAGTTTTTTACCTGGTTCAAATAATCCTACTCAACAAGCAGAGAATCAAACAGTAAGTTCAATAATGAATAATCCTTTTTACAGCTCACTTATGAGTAGTGTCTTTCCACAAACACAAGGAACGAATCAAAGTGGTATTTTAAATGCTTTACTTGGAAATACTAATCTTCAACAGAATTTATCTGTAAATGATATTTTAGGTGTGTTTGGTTTAGGAACAAAACACAAATTTTTAGATAAAGATATTTTACCTGACCCTTATTTAAAAACGATGGTTAGTGAAAGGGTAGCAGGTGTACCTGGAACAAAAGATAGATGGGAAACATCTTATGGTGATCAACAACCAGTATTTGTAAAAGGAACACCAGCCGTACAAGCTATACCAGCAAAATATGAAACAAAATTAAATCCTTTTTACCCAATAGGTGCTGGAATGATAGCACATGATTATGCTAAAGACCATCCAGGTCCAACGCTTCCTGAAAATACTGCAAGAGATGCATCTAGAATTGATATGGCATCAGCAATTGGAGGAGATGATTTAAGATTTAAACTTGATCCATCACTTGTAAAAGCAGCTCAAGGCGGAAGAATTGGGTATGCTGGTGGTGGAAACTATGCACAAAATGAAGTAGCTAATCAACTATATGGCACTTCTTATGGTGTGCTTGATCCTTTTCAACAACAACAGATTGACAGTTTAATTGGTCAAGTTGGAACAACTTCAACAGGAACATTAAAAGCTAAAGGCGGAAGAATCGGAGCTCAAGAAGGTGGCTTAATGGATTTAGGTGGCATGGAAAAAGATTACAGAGAAGAAGGTGGATTTGTACCAATAGGTGGACAAGAACGAGCTGATGATGTACCAGCTAGATTAAGTAAAAATGAATTTGTATTTACAGCAGATGCAGTCCGTTCGGCAGGCGGAGGAGACATCGACAAGGGCGCTGAGATAATGGAAAATGTTATGAATAACTTAGAACAAGGCGGACAGATATCAGAAGAATCTCAAGGATTAGAGGGCGCAAGAAACATGTTCGCCACAGCGCAAAAATTAGAAGGAGTATTATAATGGCAATAACAGAACAACGAACTTTACCATCGGGTATTATATCACAATTAGGACAAGACTATGCAACGCAGTTATCTGGTTTAACTGCACAACCAATGGATACTTCTAAGTTTGCACCATCAGTTGCAGCACAAGATCCATTACAAACACAAGCTGCATCTTTAGCAGCATCAGGTGTTGGTGGTTATGCTCCTTATTTAAGTGAAGCAGCAACTTATGGAACACAAGCTGGAACAACTATGGGTGGAGTTTCTCCATACCTTACGGGTGCAGCAGGTCTGACTGGAACTGGTGCAGGGACGGGAGCAGGATCAATTGCTTCTTATATGTCTCCTTATCAATCACAAGTTATTGATGCAACATTATCAGAATTTGACAAACAAGCTGCAATGAGACAGCAAGGTATATCAGATGCAGCAGTTAAAGTAGGTGGTTTTGGTGGTGGTAGAGAAGGTGTAATGCAATCAGAATACCAAACTCAATCAGATAAAAACCGTGCGCTACTACAATCACAAATGTTACAACAAGGTTTTGGACAAGGTGCAGCGCTACGACAACAAGATTATACAAACCAATTAGGTTTAGCTGGAGCACAAGCAGGATTAGCTCAAGGTCAATTAGGACTAGGAACTTACCAACAAGGATTAGCAAGACTAGCTCCACAATTAGCAGGTGCTGATATTGGAACGCTAAGTCAAATAGGTGGAATTCAACAACAACAAGGCCAAAGAGTTTTAGATGCACAGGCTAAAGCAAATCAGATGATGGCTAACGAACCTTATCAAAGACTTCAAACTTATGGTCAAGGTATACAAGGACTAGCTCCAATAATGGGACAATATTCAATGACACAAACACCAGATCCAACACCATTACAAACAGCTCTTGGAACAATGTCAGTTCTAGGTGGAATAATGGGCGGTGGCGGTGGAATGCCTAGCTGGGTATAATTATGAATAGAATATTAAGAAGACCGATGTTTAGAACTGGTGGCTCTGCTGAAGGAATTACTTCAGGGCTAGCACCAAGGCAGGGGTATGATAATGGAAACATTGTTGAAGAACTTAAACAAAAGAAAAGTATAATAGATACTCTAGCTCCAAGACAACCTAGAAAAGATACTAGTAAGCAAGATTTCTGGGTTCAATTTGGTTTAGATTTAGCGTCAAGACCACCACAAGGAAATATTTTATCTACAGCTGCAGCAGCAGGTAAAGAGCCTTTTGCAAAATTTCAACAAGCAAAACAAATAGAAGATGCTTACAAAGGAAAGGAAACAACTGAAGACAGAGCTTTAATTGCTGATCTTATTAAAGGAATGAACGATGATCAATTATCTGCTTTAATGAAAGATGTTGAAGCTGGTATGATATCTGGTCTATTTAAAACAAAAGCTGAAGGTATAAACTGGTTACTGAAGAAAAAAATATTTGGAGTTCAAAAAGAAGAAGGTGAAATAAAACAGGACATAATAGAAACTAGAGCAGGTATCTTACTTGAACAAGACGAGGATCTGGGTTATGATTCAGCTATATCTATAGCCGAAGCTGCACAAAGAATATTTGATGGTGAAGTTGAAGGCGTAACAAAAGAAGATATAGACACGGATCAATTATTCATTGAATCAGCAACATTATTATATATGGGTGAACCAAATGCAGATACTGGAGTCTACACTTTGCCAACAGAGGCAAGTCCAGGTGATCAAACTGACCTTGAGGATACTTATCAAGATGGCATGGTTTATTATAATTATAGAAACGGACGATTCTACAGAAAAAATGGCAAACAATTTATCCCAGTAGATCAACCTGAATAGGAGTCTACATGGCTGAAGATAGAAGCATACTTCAAAAAATAATATCCCCTACTGAAGAAGAAAAAGAAAAGGTTATAAAAGCTCAGGACCTTGGTCAAAAGATGATGCGTATCCTTAGGGAAGAAGGATATATCAATTACGAATTAAGAAAAATTTCAGAAAGAGCCTTACAAGATGGAGTTCCTCCCGAGAAAATAAAAAAGAATATGGCGGAGGCCAGAGAAAAATTAATCAAGGATGGTGGTGCTAAAGTTAAGATACTTAATTTCCTTTATCCAGGTAAAGGATCAAGATTTGAACTTGGTGATGAGGAAAGAGAATTTGATTACGAGAAAAAACAAGACACAAAGAAGGACAAGAAAAAAATAAGTAGGGACCAAGTTGGTATTCCAACCAACGTACATAATGAAGCTTCTTTAAAGGAATCTTTAGCGGGTGCTTCTGTTAGTGCTTTAATTAAAATACCTAAGGGTGTTATCAATTTTGGATTATTACTTACTGACATAGCAAAAGAAAAGCTAGGTGCAGATGTTCCTGTTGATGAAGGTTTAGCTGAAAAATTTAATAAAGCTTTTGAAGGTACTTGGCTAGGTGTAATTGAAAAGCAAGCAGAAGAAGATGCAGTAGAGACAGCTAGTGGTAGAATTACTCAAGCGCTGGTACAATTGTTTGGTGCAACAGGTGTTGCAAAAAAAACAGCAATCCCTGCTGTGTCTTATGTATCAATGAAAGCAAGACAATTGGTTCAAGCTATTAAAGGACAAAGATATGTTAAAACT